CAATTAAAATTGGTATTTCTATTCCTAAAACAATGGATTTAGATATGAACACATTTTGTTCTAAAAGTTTAGGTGATATTAACTATAACATTGAATTTGTAAATGATAAACTTGCTTTTATTGATTACAAAACTGAATTTGAATTGAAAGAAATTGATAATGCTTTACGTTTCTTCTTTAATCAACTCAAAGTTGAAGGTATTTATGTCGATGATGAACCTGATGAAGACTATGTTAATTATTTAGAGGAAATGTCATAAATAAAAAAAAATTTATAAAATAAATTAAAATTAAAATAATTAGTTATAATAGAATACAATTAATTAAATTATTTATAATTTATACTCTTTTTAACATATTAAATATATTTTTTTTATACTTATATATAGAATGACAGATTCCAGTTATAAAAAATGGCAGATTAGTATCTTCTCCGCCTCAATTTTTATTTTAGTAATACATCCATACACATATATGCTTACTCAAAAAATGTTAGGATGTCTTTTAGGTAAAATTTCAGACATTAATGGGTGTCCAACAACTCTTGGATTACTTATACATACAATTGTGTATATTTTATTAGTTCGCGGGTCTATGGATTTAAAACTATTTTAAAAAAAAATATAAATTATATTATTAATTTTTATTATTAAATATTTTTGTTATCTTTTTTCTAAAAAGATATTTTCTAAAAAGATATTTTCTAAAAAGATAGTTAAGTATTATTAATATTAAATCGTGGTGTAATCATCATTCCTTCCAATTCTTGCATTAATAATTTACAAGCATAGGGAATTTTTAATTCTATAAATTGAGAGAATTTTTCACAGCCACCACAAGTGCGAGTTCCATCAGCATCTTTTGGATTAACAATACTAAATAAGCCACATTCTTTACAAATATGAACTGTAAATATATCACTGACATCCATCATACGTTCTTTTAAGAAACCCATAGCACCGTGAGCAATCATACAATTATGTGATACAATACCATTAGCTAAAAATGACTCTTCTTTTTCAACTTGAATATCATATACTTTATGAACTCCAGCTTTACGAATATCAATAACTTTAAGGTTCATTGTTGGTAAAACGTCATCATTTTTAATAACACCATAATTGTTTGTTGGTGTTTCCGTAGTTTCGAGTGTTTCCAGTGTTTCAGGTATGTCTTCTGGTTCAGATATAGTTGGCGTTTGACTTTTAGGAATATTAAACCAATCAATAGCACCAATACTTTTTAAGAAGTCTGTTGAACTTATAAACTTAGAACTCTGAAATTTACCACCTTCTCTTTCATTAACTAAATATTCTAAAATATCGTGAGTAGAAGGTATAGAACAAGTATGTAAAATAGGTTCAATTGCTTTTAATTCTTCAATTGCCTTTTTAACAGCATTTGTTGTTCCAACTATTTTATCAGGATTTTGACTTTTTAATTCTTTATAATTAGTAAGTTCATTAACACGATTAATAATCCATTTTTTTTGTCGTGTAACATTAACACGTAGGCTCATATATGCTACTGTTGCTTCTAATCGTTGATTTTTATGACAACAATAACGGAAACCAATTTTTTCGTGGAAAGGTAATAATTCACTAATATCTAAATGTAAAACAATTTCATAATTTTTTTCATTATCAATTCTATTTTTAGAACTTGTATTTACTTTTTGATTTTGTATTGTAATTTTATTTATTCCAAATTTAGAAAGTAATGTTTTAATATTCTCCATCATTGTTTTTAATGACTCAATATGTGTAATGACTTTACTTTTAGAAAATGAGATAGATGTAAATGTATTTTTAGCAATATAACAAGTATGTCCGTCTCCACCAAACATTCCTGCTAAAAATTCCCTAACAATTGGTAAAGGACAATCATCTTTTAAGATGAATTCAGGAAGGACAGAAGGCTGTTTAACTTTATTACCACGCACTATACCTTTAATATTAATAATATTATCAATAAAATTATGTGGTAATTTAATACGAAATATATTATTATCTATGAAATCAGTTTGTGTAACAGGTGTAAATAATTTAATATCTTCTAAAATTCTTTCAACATCTATTTGATGACCTAAAAATATATATGCTTGAATATCTCTATTACTAATATACCCATCCGTAATTAAATATCCTAAAATTCTGGCAAATGCCATTGACTTAAAATACTCTTCTTGTGTATTAGTTTTAAGTATAAGACTATTGCTTATATGTAAAGACCAATTATTACATTTTTGTATTTCTTCTTTAATATCAATAGTAGGATATTTAACACTACATTTTAAACGATTTTCATTTATTTTTAATTCATTTGCTTTAACCCATTCATTATTAGATGTTAATAATTTATGTTCTGGAGTACAAGTTATTTTTTTTCCATTTTCAAAATAAATATCTACACATTCTTTTTCACCTTTGTATAGAAAATTAGTTTGTTTAGATTTAGTCATTCCTTTTTTATCTTTATCCCAACCTAAAACTTCTAACGTTTGAGCGTCAAAATCTTGTATTTTTATAGATAATCCAAAACTCGTTGATATTGGAGTATTTAGGGCTCCGCAGTCGCGCTCCATTTCACCGAAGCGTAAGCCTCCATCCCGCGACCGACCTTCAGCAGGTTGGCGTGTAAGTTGGACAATTGGTCCCGAAGCACGACTATTACCAGTCCATACTGGCTTTCCATCACGACGAACATAAAATACTTCATTAGGAACAGAGATACAATACACAGAGCCTTCAAAATCATACAGTCTTTCAACTTGAACATCTTGTTCATTTATATGTACATGATTAATAGATGGTTCGCATTTATTTTTAATAATATGTAATTTCCAAGTATTATTATTTTTAGTTAAGTTTGTATTTAATTCTTTATTACAACACCAACCACAATGTAAAGCCACTCGCATAATATCATCAGCAAAATTATTGTAAGAAGTATAATAAATAATTTCATTTTCTGTTTTTGTTTCTGCTTCTTCAATTTTTTCAACATTTTTATAATCATTTTCAAATAATATAGTTAATAATTTAATACATTGAGATTTGCTTAATTTCAATACCCATTCAGGTAAATATTTATTTATATTATTATCTATAATAAATTTTTCAATAAAATTAACAAGATAATTATCATTTTCTAATTGATAATCAGGTTGAACTAATTCACCATTTTTCTTAAATTTACAAAATGTGCCACTCATATTTTCAGCAGTTACTAAACCATAGGGTAACCATTCTTGTTTTCTACCATATTTTCTTGAAATATACATACGATGATTAGCAGTTACATTTAAACTTAAATTAGAATTTTTAATTTCATACATTTTTCCTTTATAATTAGAATAATGATGAACATTAGTAGGATGTTGATATTCAATTTGACCTTGTGTATTAAGTGTTGCTATTTTATCTTCTAATACAATTTTATTAATAGATTTCCATCCTTTTATTGTTAAAACATCATGATCATCGGTAATGCAATGTACTTTATCCAAAACCATATGTTTTAATCTTTGATAATATGTTGGACCAAAGAATAATTTAACATCCATTTGTTGTCCTGTAATTCCACTGTATAAAATTTCTTCACCAGAATAATTCATTCCATTTTCTTCTAAAATATCGTAAATTTTATCACGTGGAATATCATTAAACGCAGTGCAGTCGCTATAGCCACCTAATTTAGCACAGGCTTTACCTAAAATACACTCCATTAATTGACCGATAGTCATACGACTAGGAATAGCGTGAGCGTTCATAATTATATCAGGTGAAATACCTTCATCATTAAAAGGCATTTGTTCTTGTGGAAAAATCATTCCAACGGTGCCTTTTTGAGCACAGCGAGAAGCAAATTTATCACCAATAACTGGTGTACGTTCTGTTCGCATACGAATTTTAGCAAAACGAAAGCCATCAGCATTACGGTCAGTATAGACTTTATCAACAAATCCGCTTTCATTGGATCTTAAACTTGTAGAACAATCTTTATAAATTTGATGACCATTGTCGTCATATTTATTTTTTAATGGTAAAACTTTACCAATAATAATATCATCACTTGTTACATATTCATCTTTACGAATAATACCACGTTCATCTAATTTATTATAGTTTCCAGGTTTAATACCTCGTGTATATTTTACATTAGGTTTAGCAAATTTTTCTTCACGCCCACTAGATTGAATTTTCTTTTCATCATCTTTATAAGTGCGATAAAAAGTTGCTCTAAATAATCCTCTATCAACAGCACCTTTATTCATTAAAATACTATCTTCCATATTATAACCAGTATAGCAACCAATGGCTACCATAGCATTCACTCCGCAAGGAAGTTCGTCATAATTAATATGTTTAGAAAAATTAGTTTTTACAAGTGCTTTTTCAAGATTATTTAATACATATGCTAATGTATCCATACGTTTTTGAAAATTACGAGCAAATAAACCAATAGATTGCTTTCCCATTGCCGATTGATAACAATTACGAGGCGATTGATTAGCATCAGAAAATGGAATAACAGATGCAACAGCGCCTAGCATAAGTCCAGGGTGAATTTCACAATGTGTAAATTCATTTACATAAGGTTCAAAATTATCTTCTAAATCTTTATCTGTCATTGCTATATAGGTATTATTAACTTCATTTGTATCAATATATTCTATTACACCTTCACAACCCCATTTATCAATAATTGAGGTTATTGTGTCTTGTGTTTTATCATAGTCAAAAAGTCCGCTATGTTCTTTATTACTTGTTTGTTTAGAAAGTATATCTTCTGTTAAAGCAGGTTCATAAAATTTAGGACTAATTAAGAAATTAAAAGGATATTTAGTTTCTTTTAACATATTGTGATAGTCATTATTAATACGTAATTTATCTTTTTCATCAACAATATAGAGTGGTCGAACAAGTCTTCCAGCATCTGTATAAATTTTAACCATACGTTGTTCAACATTCCAATAAATACCTGTAAAAATATTAAGATTACCTTGACGGCGTTCTCTTCTTAATAATTTTACTAAAGTATCAGGTTCAGATGTCATACCAAACCAATCACCATTTAAAAATATACAGCATAATGTAGATAAATCGTTAATATCACAGTCTTCTAATAGTTTAATATTAAGTTTAAATTCATCTTTATCATTATTTTTATCAATCAATGATGTCAATAAAACTCGAACTATCATACTATTACTATTGTTTGTAATTTTTGATATTAAAGACATATTTTTAACTAATCCTACAGGTTGCCCTTCTGGTGTTTCAACAGGACAAATATAGCCCCAAGTTGTGCCGTGTAATTTACGTGGTTTAATAATTTTACCACCACTTCCTTTATCACTAGGTGAATTTACACGTCGCAAATGAGAAATAAAACTTTGATAACTAAGTCGATTTAATACTTGAGCAGTTCCTGCTTTAATATTTCCTTTTCCATTAGATTTAATACCCCAATTACCAGTAGCCAAAGCATATTTTAATCCACCATCAATAATGGTTGGTTTAATAATTTTATAAATATTATTACTCGTAATTAAATCAAATATATCTCTTTTAGATTTATTATTTTTAATTTCTCGTGTTAATGATTTAACCATATCTTTGACTAATTTATTAAAACATTGTCTAAATTGAGATGCTAATAATACACCAGGAGTATCTACTCTTTTATTATCATAAGCATCACGGTCGTCATAAGGTAAATAATTAAAATGAACTAGAATTAATTTACGACACATATATCCTATATATTTTATTTTTTTATCTAATAATGTTCCAATATGAGGTAAAATATCATCTTCCATAACTTTTTTTAAATACTTAAATTTATCATCCATACTTAATTTAATTTCACGACTAGCATTTTTAAATTTTAAATAATTTAACATAATCTCTTGAAATTTATATTGGTCGGCATTCGTATCAATATTATTTTGCTTACATATCTTTTTTAATTTTTCAAAACTAGGTTTTAAAATAGTTGTAATAAATACACCTAATTCATTATCCATATTCCATCCAACATATTCAAATAATTTTTTATCTGTTGAAACACCTAATGCTTTCATTAATAAGAATATAGGTATAGGCATTTTAAAATTAGGTGAATCAAATTCTAATGTTTCATCTTTATATACATATCTTACAACATTGGATATAACAACACTAAAATATTGGTCTGAAGAACAACGTATTTCTATTTCTTTTCCTTTAAGTTTTTTCTGATTATTAAATACAAAAGCATCATTTTCAGCAATACGTTCTTGAGAAATAATTACTTTCTCATTACCACCAATAATAAAATAACCACCTAAATCGTAAGGACATTCATTATTTTGTTCTAATTTAGTGCTATCTTTTTTGTTTAATACACAATTTGAACCTAAAACCATAATTGGAATACGACCAAAATTAATATTATTAAAATATTCTTCTTTAATATCTTCTTGGTCATATGTTTCTTTAAGTTCATTTGTAATAGCATCAATCTCTAAAGTATCAGCATTACTACTTGTTCTTAATATACGTGTTAATTTTATATTTAATGTTAAAGGAGCACTGTAAGTTAAATTTCTTAATCTAGCCTCTTCTGGCGTCATTACTTTAAAACTACCATCATTTTCGTGTATTGTAGGTCTTCCTAAATTAAAATTAAGAAATTCAATATGTAATTCAGTTTTATATTTATTCGCATGAGCATTATAATTAAAATATAATTCTCGTGTATTAAATTGTTGAATAATATCACCTAAATTTTTATCTATAAATTGTTTATAAGATGTATGTTGATGATTTACTAATTCATTTGTATTACGTTGGTATAAAATATAATCTATAACACTAAATGTATTTTTATAATAATTAAATTTATCTTTATCATTTAAATTATCTATTTCATTATCTTTTTCATTATCTTTTTCATTATCTTTTTTATTCTCTTTTTCATTTAACCTATCTTCAAATTCGGTTTTTAAACTATCTTTTAATTTGTGTTTTAATTGTTCTTTTTCTAAATTAATATTTATATCTTTTAAGTCATTCACAAGTTTTGTTTTTTTACCACCAGGCATTTTTAAATTAAACTAAACTAATAATGTTAATCTAAATTTAATAATTTAATTAGTTTACTAAATTTTAAAAATCAATTTTTATAGATGTATAAATATATTAAATTTAAATACTATTTTATAAAGTAATAGTATGAAATAGTATTCTGTAATATTCTATAAACTAGTATTAGTATTAAATTTACTTATTAAATATTTAAACATTTATATATATATATATTTATAGTAAAAATAGTTTTATATTCAATATATTATTAATTTATTTTCATTATAGTTTAAATAATAATAATTTTATTTTTTAATTTAAAAACAATATAAGTTATTAAATTATAAATAGAATATTTGAAATAATAATATTTGAAATAATTTGTTCGTAAACTATACATTATCATAATTTAAAATACTTTATTTAGTAATTGCGTAATTTTGTAATTTCGTAATTTAAGTAAAATGTCTTATTACAATAATAAACCTAAACGTAAAATTAATCCACCAAAACGGTTTATTACTGAAACTACAAAAGAAAAAAATAATAAAAATAATAAAAATAATAAAAATAATAAAAAAGAAAAAAATGAAAAAAATGAAAAAAATAAATATTGTAATGGATGTAATATTTTAATTAATCTAAATTATATGTATTGTTTTGAATACGAAACAAAACTTTATTGTGATGTTTGTTATAATGATTTAGAGACCTATGAAGATGAAGAAAGTGAAGAAGAAGAAAGTGAAGATGAAGAAAGTGAAGATGAAGAAAGTGAAGAAGAACCTAAACAAAAAATTAACTTTATTATTATGCAAAAACTTAACCCTAATTTAATTAAAATTACACATAAAACAAATAATGAAGAAACAGAAGAAGATAATAATGATGATGAAGAAGAAAATGAAGAAAAGGTTGACGACAAAGATGATACAAATGCACTTTTTAATTTTATAAATAATAAAACAAATACTAAAAATAATGACAAAAATAATAAATATTATTATAATTATAACGAAAATGATACTAGTAATAAAGATAATACTAAAACTACTAATTTTGATAATTTATTTTTTAGTTCATTAATAAATCGAATTGAAAATATTGCTAACAATAGTGATATACTTAATAATGAAAATAATAAAAATAATAAAAATCAAAAAAATAAAGGTAATAAAAATAAAGATGATGAAGATGATGAAGACGATAAAACTTTAGAATATGAATGGTTAGGAAGTGATATTAAAGATATTGATGACCTTATACGCATTGGTAATACATATAATCCTAAAAAAAGAAAACGCCATAATTTAAATCTTAAAAAATTAAATAAATTAGTTGAACCATTAACTGAACTTAAAAATATGATTGGTATGAAAGAAGTTAAAAAAATTATATTCGACCAACTTATTTATTATTTACAAAATTTAGATGATAAAAATGTTGATATGTTACATACAGTTATTGTTGGACCACCTGGTGTTGGTAAAACACAATTAACTTATATTATTGCTAAAATATATAATAAATTAGGATTTTTAAAAACAGATAAAGTTATATGTGCAAAACGAGATGATTTAATTGGTGAATATATAGGTCAAACTGCTCCTAAAACACGTAAAATATTAGACAGCGCACTAGGTGGTGTATTATTATTAGATGAAGTATATGCATTAAGTCCTAATTCTGAAAAAGATTTTGCTAGAGAAGCCATTGATATGATTAATGTATATTTATCAGAACATTGTCATGATTTAGTATGTGTTATTGCTGGATATAAAAGACCTACTTATGATAATTTTTTAAAACATAATGAAGGTTTAGCCAGGCGTTTTACACATCATTTTGAAATAAAAGGATATAATGCTGAAGAATTAACATTAATTTTTAAAAAATATGTTGAAGAACAAAAATGGGGTTTATTATCTAGTGTTGAAGAAATGATACCTATTATAGAAAAACATTTAAAAATCTTTCCAAATTTTGGCGGTGATATGACAACATTATTTGCTTGTTGTAAAAAAACACATTCTAAAAGATTACTTTTAATTCCATCAGAAGTAGAATTAAATGATACAAAGAAAAAAATACATATTGATGATATTGAAAAAGGAATACAATTATTTATTGATATAAAAGAAAAAGGTGAAGAAATTGACGATATAGAAAAATATGTCCATATGTATAGTTAATTTTATTTAATTAATTTGAATTTGTTATAATTTTTTTAATTTTTTTTAATTTTTTTAATTTTTTTCTGCTAAAAACATATCATCGGTTCCGCCTTGTATTTGTATTATTTTATATCCTAACAACTCTAAAAAATAAAATAAACTTTTGCGTATTTGTATAGAAGGTATATTATTTTGTTCTTGTCGTTCAGACCATGATTCAAATAATATTTTAGGATAGTTATTATTTGCTAATGTTTTTACTGCTCCTCTTAAAACAAATTCTTCGTGTCCTTCTACATCTATTTTTATAAAATTAATATTTGTAAGATTAAATGAATCTAATGTTTTCATTGGAACTTCTATTGTTGGTATAGTTTTATCATTTTCAAAAGCCGATATACCATTACCACCACCGTCTAAAGGGTCTCTAATATAATATTTTGTTATACCTTCTTTATCACTCAAAGCCACATTATAAGTAGATACTTTATAACTTAAATTACGTAATAAAATATTAGAACATAAATAATTATAAGATTTTGGAGAACATTCAAAACTATGTATTCTTTTTGCTTTTTTTCCTAATTCTACAGTATACATACCAATATGTGCTCCAATATCAATAATTTCTTTATCTTCTATAGCAAAATTATCACAAGCCCATTGTATATACCCTCTTTCATAAATACCTGTATTAAAATAATCTTTTGCTACTCTTGCTTCAGGGACAAACAACATATTATCACCATCTTCTAATTTTTTATAAATAGGATTTTCACTATGATAGGATTCTGTTTTTATATGATACATTTTATTTAAGTTAAATTAAAGTAAATTAAATTAAATTAAATTAAATTAAGTAAATTTATGTAATTTAAATTATTAAACTAATAGTAAATAATTTTTATATTGAAAAATATTAAAAAAAATTTTACACCCTTGAAGATTTAAAATGGAACAATATTTAAATATTAATTACATAAATTACATTGTCATTTTATAATTTTTCATATATTGAAATATATAATAAGACATTATTATAATAACTAAAATAGATATAATACTACCTATAATAAATAAAGGTGCTTTATATTTTTGTATAAATGTTTCTGGTGGTTTAGTAGTTTGAGGTTCAGTTTTAGTTTTTATTTTAATAATTTCTGAATTACGTAAAGCATCTCTTTTACATTTATGAACAAAGTCATCATATTCATCTAAATTAGGTGGGTGTTCTGGAATTTCTATAGTATGTTCGGTATCATTGTTTATAACTTCTTCTTCTAATTGTTGTTCGGTTATTTGATTATGTTGAGTTTCATTTTGATTTGATAATTGAATGTTATTTGTAGTAGTATTATCAATTTCATTATTTGATGTTTCGCCTAAGTTATAAGTAATACCTTGTGTATTAGGAACATTAATAGTTTTACTAGAACTTAAATAATTATTATATGTAGACACATCATTAGGTATAGTTTGTATAGGTAATTTTTTTTGTTGTTTTTTAAAATATAACTCTTTTTCATCTACTTTATCTAAAACTGATTTTTCTTCAGGTAATAATTCAAGTTTTATTTTAGTTGTTCTATTTTTAATTTTAACTAATTGACCACCTTTATTTTCACACTCAACACTATCTTCATTACCTGTGACATTATTACCAACACAAACTGTATCTAATACTTCAATAGGAGCACCTTTTGGTATATCATCAACACTAATATAATTATTATATTTATTAGGATTATTTCTAATTATATTATTAAATAATAAGGTTTGAATTTCTAAAAGTTCTTTATGTTCTTCAGTATAGTCTTCCATTGCTCTATTTCTTAAAGATACTGCTTTTTTATTTGGTTTCATATTAAAAAAATGTTCATTGATATCATTTTTATCTTTTTCAATTCCTTCGGCACATTCTCTATTAATTTCTCTATTCATTTCTTTTTCAGTTAATTCTAATGGTGTTAATCCATCTAAATTTACTTGTTCTGTATCAATACCTTTTTCAATTAAAAATTTAATTATATTGCTTTTATCTTTATCGCCAATACTTAAATCATTAGTATTAGCATTATTATTATCACCATTATTATTTTTAAATGAAGGACAATGTTTAACACAATAATGTATTAAATTATTACCTTTTTTATCAAGACTTAACATTGGTGAATTATTATTATAAAGCATTTTAACAATTCTTAAATTGCCTGTTTTCGTAGCATAAAATATAGGTGTTTCTCCATATATATTCACACTATTTAAATCTGCTCCTTGAGATAATAACATATCAATAGTATCAATATTATTATTTCTAACAGCAAAATGAATTGGGGTTTCATTTAATTTATTTTTAATATTTATATTTGCTTTGAGAGCAATTAACATACTAATAATATCTGTATTTTTACTTTCACTAGCAATATGTATCATACGATTACTATAATCATCATTTGTTAAAGGTAAATTAACATCTTTATATTTTTTAATATATTCTTTAACATAACTAATATTACCTTCTCTAATCGCTTGTGAAACTCTTGCGTCATCTGTATAAGAATAGGTCATATCTGCTTTAGAATTTTGTAATAAATTATTTAATGTAATTGTTTCTAAATTACTACATTGATTTGTAAAACAATCATTTACTAAATTGTATGCCATTTTAATAGTTGGTTCTTCTGTATCTTTAATTGATGCTTTTGTTAACTTACAAATCATATGAGAAGAAGGAGTAGTCCATTCAGACCCAGTAACATTTTCTTTAGTTGATAATTTTATTGAAATTAAATTATTACGTTCGTATAATGGCATTATTTTTGGATATTTTCTTATAAATTTTTTTGTAAATTCAGCATCTGGTTGTGTTGTTGGGTCATCTGGATCACAACATACCGATAAATTACATCCTTTCGCATTAGATACACGATATAATGCGGTTTTCATTGCATCTTTATCTTCTTTACTATAATTACGATTTGTATTTGGATTAATACCACTAATATCATTCATATAAAAAGGTGTAATACAATTACAATTTTGATTATCATTTTTTATAGATGCTACTTTTAAATAACTATCCATTTTTTATTATAAAATATTTTTTATTATATACTATTTTATTAGTTAATAATTATACACAAATTAATTATTAAAGTATTACTATTATATATTAATAAATATATTTATTAAATAAATACAATAAAAATTTAAAATTTTAAAAAATAATTAAAAAATAATAAATATAAAATAAATATTAAAAAAATTAATTAAATTAAAAAATAAAATAAATAAAATAAAAAAAATAAAATAAATCAATTATATTTTAGTTTCACCTAAAGATGGTTTATTTTTATTATTAGTATTATTTGTAGATATATCTATAAGATTAGGTGGTGGTATTGGATAATTTATTTGACCTGGTGCTTGTCCTGGTATTTGTCTTGGTGCTTGTCCTGGTGCTTGTCCTGGTGCTTGTCCTGGTGCTTGTCCTGGTGCTTGTCCTGGTGCTTGTCCTGGTACATATCTAGTATTTTTTACACATTTTAAATAATTTGGATTATACCAACATTCAGGAACTAGATCACATTCTTGTTTTTGTAATGAGGCACATTTTTGTGCTATTTGGTTTTCTTGTCTGGGTGGGTATTGTAATTCTCTTTCTTTTGCTTCCGCTGCTGCTTTTTCATTTGCTATTTTTTTTGCATTTCTATCTTTTTCAGACCTTGTTTTTTGAAAACTAAATCTTGGATTTTTTTTATTTTCTTTAAATACAGTTTTTAAACTATTTGGAATATATCTTAATCTTTTACTATTAGAATCAGCAAATAAATCAACTTCTTCATATGGTTTTTTATTAATTTCTGGTTTAATATTATTATTATTATTATTATTTTTTCTTTTTGATTTTTTACGACTTATAGAGGATTTTTTTTTTATACTTATAAATTTATTTCTATTACTTTTAATGCTTTTACTTTTTCTTGAAAAATTAGAATTAGAATTATTATTAAATAAAATACTATTATTTTGCATTTTTAAATTTTTTTTGGTTGTATGAATGACATCTTGTAACATTTTTTTTACATCATTTTTATCTAATATATAATCTTCGTGGTCTATGTTCTTTTTATATTTTTTATTATCTATAGTAATAATATTTAATACTGCTGATGTTTTAGTTATATCTGTAATTGTCATATATTTTATAAAATTAGTGTGTCTAGGTTCAATATATTTATTAAATAAATAGTAAAGTTGTCTTTCTAAATGTTCAGTGCGAAATGTAGATGAACTAACATCTCCTTCAATTTTATAATTTTTAAACAATATTGGACTTGATTTATCTATTTTACCTGAATGAATATTATCTTTCATTATAATTTTTTCAAATAATGATACCATACCATTAAAATTTACACGGTCATCTATTTGTTCTAAATTTTCTAAATGATCTTGAAATGCTTTAGCATAATCAATTGATACTTTACTCATTTCTTCATAATTGCGAATTAATTTAGATTCACTCTTCTTAGTATATTTAACAAGATCACCTAAACTATATTTATTTTTATCTTTTCTATTTTTAAAACTTAAAAAACCTGCTTTCATTTTTAATATTTTTATTCTATTATAATATAATATAATATAATAAAACAATTATAAATAAATTAAAATAAATAAAATAATTATAAATAAATTAAAATAAATGAAATAATTATAAATAAAAAAAAAACATTAATACAACTTTAAAAATATTTATTCAATTTTAAAAAACCATTTATTCAACTTTAATTATCTTTAGTTTCTTTTTCTTTTTCAGTCTCATTTTGTTTTTCTTTAGCAACTTTAACTTGTTCTTCAATTTTTTTACGCATTGCTTCTTTTTCTTCATCACTCATAATTTTTTTAGTTGGGTCTCTTTGTTTTGCTAAAGTTTGAGCGTCTTTATTCATTGTATCAACTTCACCAATGGTTGAACTCAAACACCCTTTATAATCAATAATGCCAGTATGATTTAAATTTGTTGATAAATCAAGCCACAATTCCCCACCAATTTCAATCCATCTTTTACAAAATAAATAATCTTCACTTAAATATACACGGCTTACAGGGTCAATACAACAATCAAACAAAGCATAAAAATAATCATTCGCATTAGTTTGACCGTAACCAGCAACATTATTCATAAATTTAGTTTCGGGATATTTTTTCATCATTTTAGTAATTACACTTTTATTAATCAACATAAAACCTGTTCCAATATCTTTGACTTGAGCCATACCATTATTTAATTTAATAACCACATTTTCACCTTCTTTATGATAAATAGGATTAAATACATAATCAAGAGATTTAGCCATTAATTCATCTTCATGCATTGTTGGGTTTTTTACA